ACCACGTCACGGGGAATGAGGCTTGCCGAGGACACCGTCTGACCGATATTGTCATACATGTCGTCAACTGGAGCCATGCCGTTCACGCGATTCACCACAGGACCGGTGCTCGGCTGTGTGAGCATACCGACATTGAACCCTGAGACCGGGCTTTCGGGGGTGAAAGTACTGCCCTTGCCGCTGAACAGAAGAAGAAGAATGACAACCACGAGGACAACTATCGCAACCCCTTTGCGATTCATTTATTATAAGTATATGATTTTTTTTGTCAGTCGAGGTAATCGGCTGGATCATCATCCTCCTCCGGCTCATCCGTAAACAAATATCCCTTGGCGGCTGGAGGCTTGGGCGAGCCACGCACACGAAGCTGAACCACGCGCCAGATGGGACCAAATGACTTTTTGAGAAACCATAGTCCCGCCAACTCGAGAACCACATCGCACTTTGTATCAGGCTTCACGTCAGCAAGTTCCACGGGGTTACGCTGAGTGTCATATGCCGTCGTGATCACCTGCCCCTTGACAGACGCCAGGGTGGCTCCAAGCACGCCATCGGTGACACTCTCCTGATATGCGTTCGCGATGGTGTCATCCGACAGCTCCTTTCCGAACCACTCGACCTTCGAACTCTTGGCCTGAGCAAGGAGTTCGGCGTCAACCTCATTGAAGATGTCGACTCCATCAGGAATCTTGAAATTCACCGACTTGGCGGTGAGCTCATCCTGAAGCACAATGCCATTCACTTGCTTCTGTGCACCCGAAATGCGTAGAAAGTAACGACCATCCGGAAGCTTCTGGGGCTTACCGTACTCCATCTGTAATATCTATACAAAAATATTCTTTAACTTTAGTAGGTATGTCGGCATGCAGAGCCGATCTGGTTCTGAAAGATTGTGCATGTCTGACTGACCCTATGGACTATTATTCTACAATATGCGCTTATATAAGCAAAGAAAATGGGTTACTTTATCCATGTGACTCTGGATGCTGTGGTAACACTTGTCCAACCCCGCCTAGTTTTGTTCAAAACTCGATTGAGGCTCGTCAGTCAGCGGGCGTTGCTCTGCCTGATGGGTTCGGATGGTCTCTTCAGAACAGTTCAGACCCCACACCTATAGTGGGGTCTGCTCCATTTTCAGCGGTTCCCCCCAAGGGGGGTGCGGGTGGGTACAAGGTGTGGCAAATTTTGACAATTTCGTTTCTTCCATTACTTTTCGTATTTATCTTTGCGTTTTTCATCACTTAAAGACTCCCGATGTATTTACAACATAATGGCCACTCTTGAGGATATTGCCAAGGAGATCAAGGCTCTGCGCAAAGATGTTCGTAAGATTCGTCAGCACTTCGAGGATCCCACAGGTGAGAAGCAGGCGGCGCGCGTGAAGAACAACGGCTTCAACAAGCCCCTGGGCGTCTCCGACAAGCTTCGTACGTTCCTGAGCCTGGGTGTGGATGAGAAGATTTCTCGTTCACAGGTTACCCGCCGCATCAACGAGTACGTCGAGGCCAAGGGACTGAAGAGCGGTCAGAACATCACTCTGGACGCGTCCCTTAAGGATCTTCTACAGGTGCCAGATGGTACCCAGGTGACGTTCCTGAATATCCAGAAGTACATCAACCCGCACTACGTCAAGGAGCCCAAGCCTGAGAGCACCGCTAAGCCGCGCGTGAAGAAGGAGGCCTCCGAGGCGCCCAAGGAGAAGAAGGCGCGCCCCAAGGTTGAGAAGAAGGCGGCATAGGCTTAAAAATTTGAATATTGTGTAATACAAAATATGGAGTTCGTCCCGCCCCCCGAGATTTCACGGGAACATATGAATACTCTTGTCGGGACTAAAATCAAGGATATTGAATTGTACAGACGGGCATTCACGCACAAGTCAGCTCTGAAAAGGTATTCAGGTCTGACTGGTTCGTACGAAACACTCGAGTTCATGGGAGATTCTGTCCTCGGGTTTATAATCACAAAGCACCTTTTCGACCTTCACGAAAAGGAACAAGAGGGTTTCCTCACAAAAGCGCGTACAAAAATGGTGAGAGGAAAAACACTCTGTGAAATTTCAAAAGTTCTCGGGCTCGCCCAATTGATTCTTATGGACGAAAAGGGGGAGAGAAATGGCTGGAACACAAATGAACACATCATGGAGGACGTGTTCGAAGCTCTGGTAGGAGCCGTCTACATTGATCTCGGTATGATTCATGCCAAGCGTTTTGTGTTGGATGCTTTTACAAAGGTGAAAACGTCTCTCGTAGACGATAACTACAAAGATCAGCTCATGCGATGGTGTCAAGCACTCAAATATCCCCTCCCGGAATACAAAGTAGCTGGACAGATAAATGGTCAATTTTTCATTACAGTTTGTGTGAACAGTGTGGACTGCGGATCTGGTTTCGCAACAACCAAAAAACAGGCTGAACAAAATGCTGCTGAAATAGTGCTTAAAACGGATCATCGATTTAAGAATAAGAATGTCCCGAGTCGTGGAGAGGGTCAAGGAACTTCTTGCGGCGACGTACGCTGAACAAAGATCTCAGGAATGGTTAGAGTTGCGGGAGAGTATGATTACCGCGAGTGACGTTGCAAGTGCAATTGGGGAGAACCACTATGAAACTCCAGATGCGTTCATAAAGAAAAAGGTTCTCCGCACAAAATGGGAAGGAAATGCTGCAACTGCACATGGGACGCTACTTGAACCCCTCGTGCGAAAAATGTACGACGAAAAATTCGGTAAAACGACACATGAAATTGGAGTGGTTCAACATCGAGATTATTCATGGCTTGGCGGTTCACCCGATGGCATCACGGAGGACGGACTCTTGGTAGAGATCAAATGCCCCTTGACCAGGAAAATTGAAGCCAAGGTTCCTAAACACTATATGCCCCAAATACAACTTCTTCTCGAGATTGTGGATCTTGATGAATGTGATTTCGTGCAATACAAACCTCCGGAGGAATTTGTTGTCGTACGAGTAAAACGCGACCCTGCGTGGTTCAAGACGTGTTTTCCCAAAATGAAATCTGCATGGGATCGTATCGTCAAAGGTCGTCAATGCGGTCTGTGTGAACTCATCGACGACGTCACTGTTCAATTTAAGAATGAAATTGTGTGTGATATAGTAGATGACGTCAGTTGAAGACGTGTTCATGGACGTATTTGGAAAGACGGCCAAGTGTTCACATAAAAATCGCTTCCTGAAATGCCGAGAGTGCAAGGGAGATTACTGTTCTAAATGCATCCAATTAGAGATTCATTTTTGTCCCAAATTGGATGAAAGATCAAAAATTGAAAAGGAAAATTTGTCCAAAAAACTCGTAACGGTTGTCGCTCCAAAAATTATTAAAATTTAATTACTTGAGTTTTCCGAGAATATACGCTAATATAACAAGTACAATAAGACCCACGAGTACCATACGCGATCCTATATTCGAGACGACAATACCTGAAGGCGGTGATCCCCCGCGTCCCATCCAACACCATGGCTGCCCTGGGCGCACCCATGTGACGGTTCCATCGGAGTACTCGAATTTACGCGCTGGAAATTCATTAAATGGTGCATAATCTGGATCTGTCGTCTTGAGATATACATTCCCGGACAGATCTTTGGGTTTGTTTTTTAGGTCATCTGAATAATCTACGGGTTCCTCATCGATGGCACTGGTGTAAGAACCATCAATGACGACATCTTTGCGAAAGCCGTCTTTATTTATACCAAAATCTCCAGTCCACGTCGTTGGGTTGAAGAGATCAATTTGAAGGCGATCATCGATCATAAGAGTCGACGCCATGTTCTAGCATACACTTATATTATTTTTTACCGGGTAAGTTTTTGTTTTGACTTTTTCTTGGTGGATGTTCCACATTTCATCGAGGTCAACGTTGAGCATATGAGCAAGCTGAAAGAGGTAACTGAACACGTCACCCATTTCTGTAATAATATCAGTACCGCGGTCTTTCTTGAGGCCTGTTTTGCGGTAAATTTGCTTCTTTTGTCTGATACTTGACGCGAGTTCTCCGAGTTCTTCATTAAGCAACATCCAAACTATACTAATTGGGGCTTTGTCCCACCCCTTCTGACGACACATGTTCGCGGTTTCATCACGAAACTTATTCATTGAGTTACATACGCCGATTTCTTTTAATTGGCTATTCTCGAGATTTGCTTTCTGAACCTATATACAATGAAGCATGCCAATATTAGGAAAGCAATCTCCGATAATAGCTTGTAGTTGTCTATAACAATCTCATCGTTTGTACGTTTTTTCATAAATGGCTCGACAACTGTATTACTGAACAAGCGAATAAATCTATCAATGGCAAAGAATATCAAGAAACCGAAGAGGATGTCATCGAGAGCACGCATATATTATATACCTAAAAAATTCCAAACTTGAAATTAGATGGAATTTTATTTCCATAAGTTGATGTACTGGTGGGTATTTCGAGGGGCACGGGGTTTTCGGCAATGTCTCGAAGATAAACGAGTTGTTGAAGAACTCCGGTTGATATGGTCTCAGTTGCGCGTTTTATAACTTCGGCATTCATGTTCTCCACCTGCGACTTAACATCCGTCATGGGGTCTACGACGAGGTCGGTGTATACGACGCGCATGAGAGATTGAAGATCCGCATCATTCTGGCGACCAACGTTGTATCCTGTATTCGAGGCAATGATACCCGTTATCTTCGAATGAAGAGTCTCCCGATTAAAATCTGAAAAGTATGCATTTCCGAGAGGAGAAGGTGTGCTGAGACGCTTTGATTTCAGATCCATTAAAATAGATTGAGATAAAAAAAAGTGCCGTTTAAAATACAAATGAGAGTTCGAAAGCGTTCAGGGTCGGAGGTTGACATGTTGTTCGACAAGGTGACGACGCGAATTCGGAAACTTAATTCATCACCAGAGTTCGAGCATCTGAATGTTCAGCCTGACAAGGTGGCGCAAAAGGTATTCACGAGTATGTATGACGGAATATCCACTTCAGAAATTGACGACCTGAGTGCCGAGGTGGCGATCGGTATGATTACAGAACACCCTGATTACGAGACTCTTGCAACTCGCATCGTCGTAAGCAATCTTCAGAAGACGTGCCCCAAGACATTCACAGATGCGATGGTCGCTCTACATTCCAAGGGAATTGTGAGCGACTTTTTCATGAAGTGTCTGAATCTTGAAATGGACACTTGGATCGATACAAAACGAGATTATCTTTTTGGTTATTTTGGAATCAAGACGCTTCAAAAGGGGTATCTCAATGTAGGTGAGACACCCCAATACCTTTTCATGCGTGTCGCCGTTGGCGTTCACGGTGATGATTATCCGCGAGTGAAAGAGACGTATGATCTCATGTCGCAAAAATACTTCACGCATGCGACGCCGACGCTATTCAATGCCGGTACAAATAACCCGCAGATGTCAAGCTGTTTCCTCGTCGCCATGAAGGATGATTCAATTGATGGCATTTACGAAACGCTCAAAGAGTGTGCCCATATATCCAAGTGGTCTGGTGGAATCGGAATTCATTGTTCGAATATTCGTGCCAAGGGAACTCGTATCAAGGGTACAAACGGCGTGGCGGACGGGATTGTTCCCATGCTTCGCGTCTTCAATAATACCGCACGTTACGTCAATCAAGGAGGTGGGAAGCGCAAGGGGTCTTTTGCAGTTTACCTCGAACCTTGGCATTCTGATATTATGGAGTTTCTAGAGTTGCGCCTTAATCAGGGTGACGAGGAGGCGCGTTGCCGTGACCTGTTCACGGCGCTCTGGATTCCAGATCTTTTCATGGAGAAAGTAAACGAGGACTCCGACTGGTTTCTCATGTGTCCACACGAGTCTCCCGGCCTTCAGGATGTCTATGGCGATGAGTTTAACGAACTGTATCGTACATATGTTGCCCAAGGACGATACAAACGCCAAATCCGCGCCCGCACGGTTTGGGACGCCATTCTGAAATCCCAGGTTGAGACAGGCACCCCTTACATGTGTTACAAGGACGCTACAAACGCCAAGTCGAACCAGAAGAACATAGGTGTTATTAAGTCATCAAACCTCTGTGTTGCACCCGAGACGATGATTCTAACCAAAAATGGATACCAAAAAATATCAGATCTTTTCGGGCAAGTAGTGGACGTATGGAACGGTGAAGAGTGGTCCGCCGTCACCATCTCGAAAACGAGTGACAAGAGTCGTTTGGTCCGTGTCAATTTCAGTGATGGCACTTTCCTCGAGTGTACCGAATACCACAAGTTTCATCTTCAGGTGGGCTACGGTTCAAAGACGGAAATTAAGCCAACTACGAATCTTGTTCCAGGTGACCGCCTCATCAAGTGGACTCCCCCAAACCCAGTTGAATTCGAAGATACAGAAGACTTCAGTTATCCGTATACTCACGGTTTTTTCTGTGGGGACGGAACCTACCATTCGACATACTCAGGTTTCAAAACGATTCCAGCAGTCTCATTGTACGGTGAAAAGAAGAAACTCGTAAAGCACTTGGAGGTTCGAACGATGTCGGGTGAAGAAGACGCGTCAGGTCGTCTGAATGTGCAACTCCCTTATGATCTTCATAATAAATTCAAAGTTCCTCTACGGGGCACGGTTAAAACCAGGCTTGACTGGTTCGCCGGACTATGCGACGCAGACGGTCACACGCAGGGTTGCCCTGGAAATCATAGTCAGAAGAGCATCTCAGTTGGATCGATTCATATGAACTTCCTTCGGGATATCCAGCTCATGCTTCATACACTCGGAGTGAGCTCAGTAATTGGTCTCTTACACGAGGCGGGTGAGAGGGAGCTTCCAGATGGAAAAGGTGGTAAGAAGATGTTTGAGACGCAAATGTGTTGGCGTCTCGTTGTATCTGCACTTGGCGTGGATACTCTCATCAATGCGGGTTTCGTGACGCACCGTCTAGATCTCAGTGATTTTACGCCAGTCACACGGGATGTTCGACAGTACGTTCAGGTCGTTTCAATCGAGGACAACGGTAGGTTAGACGCAACCTATTGCTTCAATGAACTCAAGCGACACATGGGCATTTTCAACGGTGTAATCACTGGAAACTGTACCGAAATCATGGAGGTCTCGGCTCCTGATGAAACTGCCGTGTGCAACCTGGCCTCCATCTGCCTTCCGACATTTGTAAAGGACGGTGCATTTGATTTCGAAAAACATCATGAAGTCGCGCAGGTTGCGACGCGGAATCTGAATCGCGTCATAGACAAAAATTATTACCCGACAGAGGCGGCTCGTAAAAGCAATCTACGCCACCGCCCAATCGCCCTTGGCGTCCAGGGTCTCGCCGACGTGTTTATGATTTTAGGAATGCCTTTTGATTCACCAGAGGCTCACGAACTCAACGAGGCGATTTTCGAGGTTCTGTATTGTGGCGCTCTACATGCATCTTGTGCCCTTGCGTCCATCGAAGGAGCGTATGAAACCTTCGCAGGTTCGCCCGCATCGAAAGGTATCCTTCAATTCGATATGTGGAACAAGAATCCTCAAGGTTTTGATGAAATCAAAAAGCTCATTATGACGCACGGACTTCGCAATTCGCTCTTGGTAGCCCCTATGCCCACTGCGTCCACATCTCAGATCATGGGGAACAACGAATGTTTCGAGCCTTATACTACAAATATCTACTTGCGTCGGACACTTGCGGGGGAGTTTGTAGTCGTCAACAAGCATCTCGTGAGGGAACTCGAGAATATCGGTCTTTGGAGCTCACAAATTAAAACTGAAATTATTCGTCATGGTGGTTCTATCCAAAACATTCCATCAATTCCCGACAAAATTAAGGCCGTCTACAGAACGGTATGGGAAATTCCCCAAAAGAGCCTAATAGAAATGGCGGCGGATCGAGGTGCATTCATTGATCAGTCGCAGTCTCTGAATATTTTCATGGAGGATCCAACAGTAGCCAAGCTGTCCAGTATGCACATGTACGGGTGGAAGAAGGGACTCAAGACTGGTATGTACTATCTGCGGACTCGATCGAAGGCGAAACCAATTCAGGTGACGGTTCCAGTCGAGACATTGACTCCTGTGCAAGTGTGCCGACGTGATAATCCAGAAAGTTGTGTGATGTGCTCGGGATAATACATTCGCTTATAAAATTTGTAAAAATTAATGGATCCTATATGGGTCGATCTCCCAGATGATTTGGTGTTAAAAATTATAGGATATCTGAGTGATATCGATACCAGACTAGCCTTTGGGATCCCACCTCGCCGTCTCATTATAAATAAACAAATTAATTTTAGAAGTAAATTTGTTTATGATAATTTTACAAAAACAATGTATGATTTTTCGGGTATGAGTGACGAGCCACCTTACTGGATAATTCGTCGAGGGAT